TTTGAATTTCATGTTCAAGATCTCTGATTTGTCTCTGGTTGAGGGAAATCCGAGTATTGTTTTGAGAAATGCCATGCGTTAGTTTTGTAATCTCCTTAGATAGGGAATTGAATTGACGTTCTCGTTCCTGTTCGAACTTGATTGTTTCTTCAAGATCTTCATAACCTTTCTTGAGTTCCTGTGCTTTATTTTGAACGTCACTAATTCTATTTACACGAAACTCTTCTTCTATGTCTTGTGTACAGGTAGGGCAGACCGTATTTTCTGTGAAGAACTTATGCTCTTTGGTAATGGTCGCAACCTTTTGGGAGATTTTACCTTTAAGATTGTTTAGTTTTGATAACTTATCACGAGCACCAGTAACATCATTCATCTGTTCTTGAAGAGTTTCCATTCTATAATTCAAATCTTCATTACTCAACATGTATGAGTTTTCTTCATCTAAAAGTTTATCAATTTTTACCTCATTAGCATCAATATTCGCATGACCACGACTTTCGAGTTCTTCAATAAACTCTTGCTGCATCTTCATCTTATCTTTGAGATTATCTTTTTTGATATCTAAAGATTTGATTTGCTCTTTCTTTGTTCGAATATTATCTTTAATCAGACTATTCATCGCAGAGAAAATACGAATATCCAACAAGTCCTCAATCACCTCACGACGATTAGAAGTTGTGAGTTGCATAAAAGGCACAAAGGTGCTGCTACCAAGTATAACAATTTGAACAAAACTACGGTAATTCACCTTAAGAATACTTTCCTCAAGAATGCGTTGATTGGCACGATCATCTGCTTCCTTATGAAGTGGATTACCATTCACCTCAATATCAAATATATTTGGTTTAATACCTCTACGGACAAGATAATCTCTATTGTTTACACAAAACTCAATCTCTACTAAACAATCCCTCTCATTTGTGGCATTAACAAGTTGTGGTTTTGTAATTTTCCTAAACGACTTGTTAAACAGGGAGAAGCAGATTGCGTCTAGCATAGTACTCTTTCCCGCTCCGTTGGTCCCAATAATCAAATTAGTATGATTTTGTTGAAAGTCAATCTCTGTAAATTGATTGCCGGAACTTAAAAAGTTCTTATATCTAATCTTTTGAAAGGTTATCATTCTTAGGAGGGATCACAATGTCATTAGGAGTGATTATAGTATACTTGTATGAATAATGCTTACAAGTTTTTATAGCAAGGTCATCATCAACTTCTACAATATCCATATCAGCATCTTCTTCGTCATATAGCATCATAGCATATCTTTCCGCATCATCTTCTTCTTCAAACAAAAATAACACTTTATGTCCGTGCCTATCCTGAACGGCATAAGCACCGTCATCTTTACCATCTTTGAGAGTTAGAAGATACATTTACTCCACTTCGCAAGCCTGACTATACAAATCTTGGAAGATACCTTTGATAATGTTTTTATCAAGATTGAATTCTGATTCATCAATATAACGATTTAGAATTGAAAGTGTATTCTCTTCTTCATCAATATCAAATTCTTCAGACTCTTGAATTTCAAAGTTCTCAATTATTTTTAAATCATGAACTCCAGCAGTGTAAAGTTTATCAATAAACTTCTCAAAATCTTTGGGTTTTGATTTTTTGCGAACAATAACTTTTACAATCTTGTTCCCATATTCAGTTGCATTGAAGAGTTTATGATTGGTATCTTCGTAATAGATATTATAAAATAATTTATAAGGATTGTTGACTGGGGTATGAGTGAGGGTTTCCGTATCAAAGATATGAAAACCTCTTGTATCATTTACATCATTCCAATACATCTCATAAGGATTTCCTAAGTAGAAGATTTTTCCGTTGTCTGATCGAGTGTGATAGTGTCCCGAGAATACCTTTTCGAACTTCTCAAATAGTTTGCTGTCCATACCATCTTCCATGACGTGCCCACGATGAGCTCTAAATCCGTTGAGTTCTAAATGACCGAAGGCAATTTTTGATTTAGAATTCTTAATGACCTTCATAGTTTCATTATAGTTTCCACTACAAATCCAAGGAATAAAAGTCATATTAGTATCACCAACTTTAGTATTTGTTGGAGAACTATATGTTTTAATATTTGAATAATTTTGCAAAAGAAGTTCTGGTGAGTTCACACTATTTCTATCTTTAAAATAAGTATCATGATTTCCAATAATCATATGAACTTTATATTTTTTAAGTGGATCTAAAACTACTTTCTTAGTCCACTCAAATCCCCACAAATCAATACTTTTACGACTATCGAAAGCATCTCCCATATGAATAACAGTATCAATTCCTTCTGCTTCTAAAGTAGGAAAGAATACGTCGTCATAGAACTTCTGAAAATAATCATGTAAGTGTCGAGAAGATTTCCTGGCCGTCCAGTGGGTATCTGTTATTATTCCTATTTTCATTTAGAACTTTTTTTGCGATTTTCTTTCCAAGGTAGCATTTGCAAATTTTCCAATCTACAACAATATTCTGGAGTCAATCCCAGATCAAAACATTCTTTTACAGATTGTATATGATCGAGTTGATAACCATCGATTACACCAGCAATAGTGCGTCGGTAATTATTTGGATTTACTATGTTAGTATACTCCTCATATATCAATTCCGTCAAGTAGGAGCATTTCCCTCTATACCTTTTCCATTCAGAAATATCATATCCTCTTTTTAATTCACAGGTTTCTGATATTTTTCTTTTAGTTTCTTCACTTCTTGCCCCAGTTTTTAAACCTTTATTCCAAGGAGGTTTGCCAGAAACTCCATATCCTTTACCCTTTCGAATTTTGGACATTCTATTTTTAGTTTCTTCAGAATGTTTCTGAACTCCTTTAAGTCCCTTATTCCAAGGAACAACCTTTTTAGTCATCTGCTTTATGCTGTGCCGCAATTCTATTTATATGAAAAAAGGGGATTTGTATCCCCCCTTTGCCTATAGTTGCGACACACATAAGCAATATTATTTATCATCGATTTTTATATTGAATTGCATCTTTGATAGAGTTGTACTCTGAACTATGCCCAGAAAGCAAGCTATCATCAATAACCATTACTTCATCAAATCCAGTCTTCTCAATAATCTTGGTTTTAATTTCCAACTGTTTCTTCTCCTTCTGTATGCGTCTCAGGAAGGCATAATGTATAATCTGGGTAAAGTATGCGAAAGGGTTCTTTGACCTCTCTGGGTCGAAATTATGAATGTATTGAACGCAATTTTCTATCCCATCAGAAATCATATCTTCACGGAACATATAGTTCACAAAGTTGGGTTTGTATGAGAGGTGTGTCGCAATCTTAAGAAAACACTCACCAAGATAATTTGGGATTGGTGGTTTACCTTCCCATCTCTTTCCTCTTTCCTGTTTCGGAAACTCAGTGAGGTCTTTATTGAAAGTCTTCATGTATGATTTTTCTACCTTGGTTCGATAGACAATCATTGCCTCCAATAACTCTTTATTGTTTACATAATGTTCTGATTTCTTCTTGGGCATAATTCATTACTCTTTAAAATATAAGTTATATTAATTATACCACACTTTTAAGGGGGCTTGACAGAACCCTCGATTATCAGTAGAATACCTTTGTTAGGGTTGAAGAGAGGGGCTTAGCTTTCTTTAGTATCTTCAAGTTTAAAGATATTCTCTAGAGACTTTCTTGCTTCTTCTACCGTTGATAAGTATCCCATCTTTCTAGAAGGTTTAACAACACCTTTAGGTTTTTCAATAGAGGACGATTGAGGACTGTAAATATCCATATCATCTTCGTCTTCAAGATAGTTAGTATATATCTCAATCATTCTTTCATCATGAGTTTCTGTCATAGTAAGAATTTTATCAGGTCTTACAATAAAGAAATCATCAGATGCTAATTCCATCCATGATTTAACTTTAACATGCATTCCATTTCGAGAATGAAGAAGTTTCATAGTAATTGGATTCTGCATTACAACTAGAGGATCACCATCATTCTCATCAATAGAAATAAGTGACAATACTTCTTCACCAGATACTAGTTTTATAATTGCGTAAAATTCATCTCCCATTAGTTCTTTAGTGGTATGTTTACAATATCGTAATTAAAATTCTCTTCGTTATAAACTTTAATTCTTTCGATTAGATGATTAAGTGTATAGTTCCTCCTGGATTTGTAGGATATGTCGTCAGCAATGTCATAGAGAGTTG